TCAAACCGCAATTGTTGTCCACCCTTTACCTCGGTCATCATGGTACCGCGCTGTTTGATTAGGCGATTTATGTCCCAGTAGTTTTTGGGTATCGATGCCCTGGGCTTCATAAAGGCGCTCTGCTAAAGATCGTTGTTCGTGGAACGTTGCTGGCGTACCGTCCCCCCAATTTATTTCTGCTTTATCACGGGCTTTACTGAAATTCATTGTTATAGTGTTCGACTTCACCTGTGCACCTCGTTCTGCCATTGAGGTCGCCCGGAAGAAGTGGACTAGGTATGGACTCACTACATAGTCACGGCAACGCGCAACTACATCCCTCAAACTCCAGTCAATTGCGTTAAGTCTAAGGGATAGGGGGATCGCTAGCTTGCTCCCTGTCTTCTCCTGAACGACATGAAGATGGTCATCCCAAATATCGCTAAACTTCATGTTGGAAATATCCCCGAGGCGCTGACCCGTAACGAGCGCCAATAGCATTGCATTGCCCATGTATTGATGGCGGGCATCTGCTATCGCGAAAATCTTTTGCCATTCGTCGAGGTTTAGACGTTGTCGGCTAATCCGCCGGCGCGGTTGTTTTGTAGCAAGAGCCGGGTTATAACCCGGCGGTACCTCGCCATAATGTTGGGCTTCTTTGAATACATCAATCAACACTGATCGTATGACTTGGGCCATTCTTGGCTGGCCCTCTGCTATATAGGTGTCCAATATTTGGGCAACATCCCGAACGTCGACGGTTGATATCAATTTCATTCCTACGCTCTCGCGAAGTAGGGCGACAGGTTTAGCCTTTTGCTTATGAGTGTTCGGCCTGATATCACCATTCTCCAGTCTTTCATCCTGGATTTTCCAATAACGATCTAACCAAGTATTAGTTGTTATGGCTTTCCCTTTGCTGGTTGCGATCTTGTCACTGATAGCCAAAACCTGCCTGGTGCGCTGTTCAGCTAGTCGCGCATTGGCTTCTATTGCTATTGCTGTTGCTTCAGCCTCGTTAGTTCCGAGGCTGTGAAATTTACCAGTAACAGGATGCTTATAGCGCCAGTAGATTTTATTTACCTTACGACTGTAGAGCGGATAAAGATTAGGTATCTTGACGTTGTTTTTACGTGGTCGGGCAGCCATCAGACAGTATCCTTTGAAGCATTGGCGAATCAGATTTTTTAATTACGGGCTGGGTTAAATTACCTGTAATCTCTGCATCTTCTCTTACCCGCCAATATCTCCCTTCTTTGGTGGCCGGGGGAGTGAACATGCTCTCTTTAGCGTATCGGCGTAAAGTATTCAGACTTGGAGGATTACTCCGGTATTTTTCCGCAGCCCATTCTTCTAAAGTCAGCATTTGAAGCATGTGATTTACCTCATAATGGCCCATATATGGGCCATATTCTGAAATTAAAAAATCAGTGTTCAGTCAGACGCTGCCAGATTGCTGACACGTATTTGACCTGATGATGAGCATCCGAAATAGCCTTGTGAGGTTCTCCCTCAAATGGGATCTCATAGCGAGGCTTGCAGCCAACGGCTTTACCCAACTCGACAATGGTTCTTACATCCCGGTTATTCCAGAACTTCCATGGGCAGGGGATCCCCGTCCGGTCATAAGATGCCTCAAGCAGGACATTGTCATAAGTGGCACCATTCCCCCAGACCTGCACAGAATCAGGGCCGTTAGCAGCATTCTCGGCTATAAACTCATTTAGCTGCAGTAAGGCATCGTCGAGCGGAATAGCATCATCCATCACTAACTCAGAACGAGCCTCAGGCGAAGCTTTAAGCCAGAATATTATGGTAGATGCATCCGGAACTCCGCCGCTGGCCATGGAAGATTCCAGGCTAATCACTTTGTAAAATTCCGATCCGGTATTACCTGTAGATGGATCAAAGAACACGGCCCCGATAGAAACGAGTGGTGAATCAGCCTTTTTGCCAAAAGCTTCAATGTCGACCATCAGGTGTGTGTACATCATTTCAGACGGGGGGGTATTCTGATGAAAGAATTCCATATCGGGTCCTTAATTTTGGTTGTAAGATACCCGCAGCTAGTGATTGCCGCCTTGGGTAGTGGTCATTGGTCAAAACTCGATTCCGGAAAGCTTTGGTCGGCTGACCGGGTACTTAACCCGCCTTGCGCGGGTTTTGTGCTTATTGTGAGCTGTCTTTTCTCTTAAGTTGGGAAATCAGCACCGAGTCGAGTGCAACAAGCACGGGATCGAAAGCAGTATTTGCGGGAACCTTACTAACAGCCCGAATCACCTCTGATACTGAAATCTCCCCCTCACGAGGGGCGTAACCGCCGCCTGGCCCTCGGTGAGAGATCACAAGCTTGCCGCGACGCAGCTGCTTGAAGATCTGTTCCAGGTATGAGACAGAAAATTTTGATTCTTTACTAACCGCTGCAAGTGGTACTGGTTCGCCGCAATAGATTGAGTCCAGGATTGCAATGGCCTGGACGGATGCCATCACTCGCTTCATTCCAAATTCCATAAGTGTTCCCTCGTTGGCCATGAGGCCATTGGTCAAAACTCGATTAAAACTTAAAAGCTGGCTGTTGGTCGTCAGCCGGTTTGTACGGGTAACACACTCCTTTAACGTACTGCTCTGCGGCAGCTGCATCACAGGCAGGTTCGGTCTGATAAACGCCGAGCATGATGTCTGAGCATTCCCCGGTGAGGGCGCAGACGGTTACGATCAAGGCAAAGAACGAGCTCATGCGGTTAGCTCTGGATTGCCTTTCTGTGCAAGTACGTAGCAAAGCTTGCGGACCAGAACTTCAAACAGGTTAAGGCGTACGGCTTGGCAGCCAGTTTTCTTGCGTGCGAAATCGATCATGGTTCAATCCTCGTTGGTGCCATTTGCGTCTGGCTGACGGAACGGTAAAGCCTGCTGCGCGTTTATTACTGTCATCTCATCCGGTGTTTCGTATGCCGCCGGCAGCTACTTCGTGGGCGTCCTGCCTTGATGACTCGTTGCGATAGAAATATTATTATCAATTCAATCGATATGTGTCAAATTAAATCGATAGTTGAGCGCGAGAGAACCCCTGAGTCATTGATGACCCGAGCAAGAGAGTGAATTAAAAGAAAGGCTATTTGGTAGGCGGGATCAGATTACGTTTCTGCAGATAAGTCTTTGCAAAATTATCGAGCTCTTCAAGTCTGAGGTCTATGATCTTGATAATTCGTTCTTTTTCATCATCTGTTGGCAATTGTTCGAATGCTTCTAGAAGTCTTTCTTGAAGTTCTGTTGAAGGCTTAACTTGTGGTTTTGGTGCCCAGGGATCGTGCTCTTCGAGGGTCTCACCATCTTCCATAAAGAACCATGAGAGTGGATACCCAGTCGCAGCGGGAAGAAGATTCAGTATTTCAGATCTGGGTAAAATGTCAGAATTGCACCAGCCATTAACAGATTGAGCTTTGACTCCCAGTCTGCGTGCCAGCTCAGATTGTGATATTTCGAGATCTTTTATCGCCTTTTGCAATCTCTTACCGAAGTTCATCTCTTTATCCAATTCATTTAGTTATCAGCAATTATACAGATTTTTTCTGTAGCTCTTACTATCGAAATAATTTGACGATATCGATTTAATTTGTTTTATTGTCACTCATCGTTAACTACTGAGAACAAATGATGAAGACATCAATTCAAAAAAAGCTCTTATCGATTTGCAGTCAGGCTGAACTAGGACGCCGGATGAAAAGGAGAGCCCAAACTGTAAACGGCTGGTTTAAAAACAAAATTCCCGGAGAGCTGGTGCTCAAAGTGAGTAAGGCCGTCGATTGGCAAGTTACTCCTAATGAATTACGTCCTGATCTTTATCCCAATCCAAAAGATGGTTTACCTCAGAAGGAGGCTTAATCATGCAGTCAGCCACTTATCAACATCATAACCAGCATCAATCTGGACCGTTGAAAACTCAAAATCAGTTTAAGGCGCGTCGGCGGGATTACTTCAAGCACCGTTCAGTACAGGCAGCAGTACGAGAGTGGGAATCTACTTTGCCTGGCAAGTCACAGGAAAAAATCGCGCAGCTGGTGGCCGAAAAGTGGGCGAAAGAAGGGGGGCGCGGTATCGCGGTCAACAAGCAGAATTTATTCCGATATCTGAGAAACGAAGGTGGCTCGGAAAAATACATCGCTTACGTCATGCAGCTGTCGGGGGCAATTGTCGCCGCTATGCCCATTGAGATCGCCAGAAAGCATGGCCTCAGTAATGCCAGAACGGAAGCCGAGATGGTGACGAGTGCAATCAAAGAATGCAGTGAGGCGCATCAGGCGAAGTTGCTGGGCGCACCGCTGCAAAAGCTTGAGAAGGAGATCCGCGAAGCGGCAATCGCTTTATTCAACATGTTACCAGCTGACGCGGCGGGACCACTACTGGCGAGCATCAGCGCCGTAGCGCCGCAATTTTTTTAACCGAGTTTTGAGCAATAACCATTACGTACCGGGAAACCGGACAAGGGAGTAACCATGGCAGCTCTGCCTTACATGCAACTTTACATTGCTGATTACCTGGCGGACACCATGCATCTGTCTACAGAAGAGCATGGCGCATACCTGCTGCTGATGTTCAATTATTGGCAAACAGGTCGCCCGATCCCCAAAAACCGCCTCTCGAAAATAGCACGGCTAAGCAACGACCGTTGGGATGCCGTTGAACCATCGTTGAAAGAGTTTTTTAACGACACAGGCACTGAATGGGTGCATGAGAGAATTGAGCGAGATCTGGAGGCTGTGAAAAATTCTATCAGCCAAAAGTCGGCGGCAGGTAAAGCGTCCGCCCAGGCCAGAAAGGCCAAAAAAGGAGCAAGCACCCAACAAAACAGTAACGAGCGTTCAACGGGTGTTAATGCTCCGTTTGAACAGAGCGGCAACGGCAACTCAACTAATAAAGATACAGATACAGATACAGATACAGATCTAAAAGAGAAAGAAGAGAGAGAGTTAAGCGCGCAAGAATCATTTTTACCACCAATCGGCAAATTCCCGATTACCGATGACTGGATGCCGAGTGATGACTTTGTCGGGCAAGCCGCACAGTGGGGAATAAATCTCGGTGATCGCCCTGGTTATACCCCAGTTGAACTTCAGCAGTTCCGCGATTACTGGAAGTGCGAAGGGAAGGTAAAACACCACCTGCAGTGGGAACAGACTTTCGCCTCTAGCCTGAAAACATCCCGAGCCAAAACCTCAACCTCTGGGGCATCTTCTCGCCGTCAGTCAGGGTTTGGCATTTCACAACCAGACACTGAGATCCCTCCGGGATTCAGGGGGTAACTATGAAATCGACGCACGATTTGCTTGGTCGTCTCCGCAACATGATGCCTGCAGGTGTCCAGCCGAAGTTTACCAGCAGTCAGGAATTGATGGCCTGGCAGCAAGAAGAAGGCCGGAAGCGTGCAGTAGAGCTGGAAAAACAAAATCAACGTGCGCGAGCGGAGAAGATATTTGGGCGTTCAGGAATATGCGATCTGCATAAGGGGTGCACTTTCTCGAATTATCAGGTCAGCAACGAGGGGCAAAAGCATGCTCTCACCATGGCAAAGAGCTATGCCCATAACTTCGGGTCCGGTTTCACTAGTTTCATTTTCAGCGGAAGCTGCGGGACTGGGAAAAATCATCTTGCAGCAGCAATTGGTAATTACCTGTTACAACGCGATCACTCCGTTCTGGTGGTTACAGTGCCTGACCTGATGTTGCGCGCTCGAAAGTGCTATGACGAGGGGCAATCAGAGTCCGCGCTGCTGGATGACCTTTGCAAAGTGGATTTACTGGTTCTTGATGAAGTCGGCGTCCAAAGAGAAACGCGAAACGAATGGGTTCTACTCAATCAAATTATTGATCGTCGTATGGCGGCGATGAAACCAGTGGGCATCCTGACCAACCTGAATTTTGATGAATTATCGAAGACTCTTGGTGAGCGGGTAATGGACCGCTTAACCATGGATAACGGTATCTGGGTGAACTTTTCTTGGGGAAGTTATCGCAAAAACGTGACCCATTTGCGGGTTGTTAAGTAATCAAATCGAGTATTGACCAATGACCAAACCATTAACACAAAAAGAGCTGGTAGCGGTTTTTGTTCGTTACCAACCGAACTGTGCAGTTGGCGATGTCTCCGAGGCGCTTGATATGCATGGCGCCACAGCTGGCAAGCTACTGAGAGAGTTAAGTGACGAAGGGGTATTAAACCGGACACGTAACAGCGTTCAGTTTACATATTCGGCAGCTCCTGATGCGGAAATTCCTGAGGTAATCCTTCCATGCATGTTGGAAAAAAGCGATCCGGTCAGGATGCGGGCTGCTGAGCAGAAAGCGAAGGAACTTGAGGAGAAGGGCCTATGGCGACGTGCTGCAGCTGTATATGCGGATATGTTTGGGATCGCCGAGAGTGCTGTTGAGGTTGCCCATATCGCAAAGCGTCGTAAAGACTGCCTGCGCCAGGCGGGGAGGGGGTAAAGAAACAGACTAGCCGGGCAGTAACCCGGCTTCATCCTTAAAACCGATAGCTGTAATTCACACTAGCAAACCATAACCAAGGGTCTTTATATTCGCCCTTTACAGCCGGAGACTGTACTTTGGACGATTCCATATGTAAGTAAGAAAGTGCAAAGCCGATATTGCTAGCTGGGGTCATTTGATATTGAGCACCTGTAGCAATACGCCACTCATCCCCAGTAGGTAATGAAAGTGCGACATCTTCCTGAGACTGATAAATTGAGGTGTCATATGCAATACCGGCGTTAACACGCCAGAGTTCATTTGGACGATATTGTGCACCGAGAGCATAGTGCCAGGTATCTTTTAAGCGGTTTTCTCGATCCAAAGACTGGTCACCTATGGTGATTTTGGGGCTGCCGAATGCGCTCCAGTCCTGCCATCCCCAATCCCCCATCACAGACCATTTGGTATTGATGTCATGAACTAAACTAAACATAACCTGCTGTGGCGCTCTGATTTGTGCAGTCAGCGGTAAATCAAATTCGGCTCCTGGAAGATTAGGAAACCGGGCTTTGGCGTCGACTGAGAAATCATATTCAGTTTTACTGGTCCATGCGATACCAGCTCGTGTTTGCGAAGTGAGATCCATCAAGATCCCCAACTTGTAGTTCATTGCCCAGTCATGGTCAGTCTGCTTTTCATCGTTGTCATTAACTTCACGGGTTAACGACAGAAAGCCATAGTTAATCCCCGGGCCAAAACCGACAGAGACTTTGTCGCTTATTTTCCATGCGATTGCGGGGCTAAGCGTCATTGCCACCATAGTGCTTTTTTTGATGAGCCGTTCGCCTGCCCAATTTCCAAAATCAATGCCAAGACCGTAATTCCCATACATTCCAATACCAGCAGTCACTGTGTCACTAAGTGGTTGTGTGTAAAACAAGCTTGCATTAGGGAACAGATTCATCACATTTCCGGGGCTTCGCTTGCCAACAGCATCGTCATCCAACTGATAAGAGATGTCGCCACCCATCACTTGCAATCCACCGGTGAGCATAGCGTTGCCCAGTCTTGTCATTCCTGCGGGGTTAGTCATTAACGTTGAGGCATCTTGAGCACGAGCTGCCTGTCCAGCGCCTGCAAGTGATGTGTCCTCTGTCGCAATTTCGTAAAAATAAAGTCCGCTCGCAAAAACAGAGAAATGGCTACAAAATCCACAACATAACAAGGCAATTCGTTTCATCACTCACCTTTGCCGAATTGTAAGGGTTAATTAACAACAACATGCGAATAGTTACATCAATTTGTTAATTAGCGTAGTTCATCCCGCTTTGATTTCAACAAGTTATTTTCATTTTATCCACTTGTTGAATTAAAAGTCTTGGTTATATTTATACATGATTAACATCCATATTGATTTTTTGAAACAAATTGACCTACGTAACTAGCTTCAAAACACGACGCAATATGTTCACTGAGAGGTTTTAGATGAAATTCAATTTGATAGTCAGGAGTCTCGCTTTGGCGGGCTTTTTCTTATCAGCCAGCACTGCCTTTGCTGCAGAAGCATCAAAGGATGCTACTGCCGCAACACAACAGGCCAATAATGCACTCTATAATCAGCTTCCTTTTTCTGACAACACCGATTTCACCAATGCCCACAAAGGATTTATTGCGCCTATCCCTCAGGATGTAATCAAAGGTGAACAAGGCAATGTCGTGTGGGACCCTCAGCAATACTCCTTTATTAAAGAAGGTGATAAGGCTCCTGATTCCGTCAACCCAAGTTTATGGCGTCAATCACAGCTGATTAATATCAGCGGGTTGTTTGAAGTTACCGACGGCGTTTATCAGATTCGCAACCTCGATTTATCGAATATGACCATTATCGAGGGGAAAGAAGGTGTTACTGTTGTTGACCCACTTGTGTCTGCGGAAACAGCCAAAGTTGGGATGGATCTCTATTTTAAAAATCGTGGAAAAAAACCGGTTGTAGCGGTGATCTATACCCACAGCCATGTTGACCACTATGGCGGTGTCCGTGGTGTGGTTGACGAAGCTGATGTGAAGTCTGGTAAGGTGAAAATTTACGCTCCTGCAGGGTTTATGGAAGCCGCCGTTGCAGAAAACATCATGGCCGGCAACGTTATGAGCCGTCGCGCCAGCTATATGTACGGCAACCTTCTAAAACCTGATGCCAAAGGCCAGGTGGGTGCAGGCCTTGGGACAACCACATCAGCCGGTACCGTTACGCTGATTGCCCCAACCAATATTATTGAGAAAGATGGTCAGAAAGAAGTTATCGATGGCCTGACCTACGACTTCATGCTTGCGCCAGGGTCTGAAGCACCGTCTGAAATGCTGTGGTATATCGAAGAGAAAAAGCTCATAGAGTCTGCTGAAGACGTCACTCATACCTTGCACAATACCTATTCCCTGCGTGGCGCGAAAATTCGTGAACCACTGCCATGGTCGAAGTACATCAACGAAGCCATTGTACGCTGGGGTGATAAGGCCGAAATCATCATGGCACAGCACCACTGGCCGACCTGGGGCAATGAAAACGTGGTCAAGCTGCTGAAAAGCCAGCGTGACCTCTATCGTTATATCAACGACCAGACACTGCGTATGGCGAACGAAGGGCTGACGCGCGACGAGATCGCCGCTAACTTCAAGCTGCCAGATAGCCTGGCGCATACATGGGCGAACCGTGGTTACTATGGTTCCGTGAGCCACGACGTAAAAGCAACCTACGTACTTTATCTGGGCTGGTTTGACGGCAACCCGGCAACGCTTGACGAACTGCCGCCAGAAGAAGGCGCGAAGAAATTCGTAGAGTATATGGGCGGCGCAGATGCCATCCTGAGCAAGGCCAAAACCGACTTCGACCAGGGGAACTATCGCTGGGTGGCGCAGGTAGTGAGCAAGGTGGTGTTTGCCGATCCGAACAATCAGGCGGCGCGCAACCTGGAAGCGGATGCTCTTGAACAACTGGGTTACCAGGCTGAATCCGGTCCATGGCGTAACTTCTATCTTACCGGCGCACAGGAGCTGCGTAACGGCGTAGTGAAAGGCCCAACGCCGAATACCGCCAGCCCTGATACCGTGAGGGCCATGACGCCGGAGATGTTCTTCGACTATCTGGCCGTCCATATCAACGGGCAAAAAGCCGGAAATGCTAAATCGGTGTTCAACATCGATCTGGGCAACGATGGCGGTAAGTACAAGCTTGAACTGGAAAACGGCGTGCTTAACCATACGGCCAATGCTGAGGCAAAAGACGCAGATGCTACGCTGGCGCTCAACCGCGATACGCTGAACAAAATTATCCTGAAAGAAGTGACGCTGAAGCAGGCACAGGATAGCGGCGACATTAAGGTCAGCGGTAACGGTGCGAAACTCGATGAAATGCTGGGCTATATGGACAAATTTGAATTCTGGTTCAATATCGTCACACCATAGTTCTTGCTGAGTGAGAAAGCTGCCTTCGGGCAGCTTTTTATTAGAAAAGGTTACGCTAAATCCAAAATTAAATAGTTTCTTTGTTTCTAATTAACATCCTGATGTTAAAATCAAATGCATTATTAAATCTCATGCGTTCTACAGGAACGGTCGCACATAACTAACAACAGTCTGCTTTCGCTAATGTTTCAACATTATTTAGTGGTCATATGTCTGTAGCACCTTAGACTTTAAATTACCCTGACGTGCTATTCCAATTTAAATCAAGAAGGTAATTATGTTTCTTGAATCATTTATTTCAAAAGCAAAAAACAAACTATGGACTTACTTTTTGCCATTTTTCGTAGCAAAGAGCAAAACTATCAATGAAACATACAACTACTATAGTGTTTACTTTTCAGATGTAAAACAAGAAAAGTATGTGCTTTCTAAATTCGATGGAAACCATGTCATTCTCGAGAAGTGGAACAAAGACACAAAATCATATGCTACGAGAGAGTCATTTTCTATCACAGAAATCGAAAGGATGAATGTAGAAATTGTTCATTGGATAAAAAACGGTCCTTTGAAATTTGACTCCATTTTGAGTTTCTCGATAAATCACTTCTCTAGAGTCGGATATATTAAAAAAAGTGTATCTAGGGCTAAGAACAGAATATCATCAAAACTTCATAACAATGATGAAATGATCGGGTTGGATCGAGTTAATTTATTACATATGTTAATCGATGAATATGTTCATCAATCACCAGACAAGACTCACGCTGGTGTTACATGTGAGGAAATTATTGATATGATTTATGGGAGCTTTTGGCGTGACTATATAAAAAATGAGGACTTTAGAAGAAAAACACTTTTACTTTTACAATCATTCATTATCACTGGCGATGTTAAATACCAGGATGGCAGATATTTTGTTCAGGGCCAGGCTATTGCTACGATCCTATCGTGGCAGTCTGATGAGAAAAAAGAAAAACGGCAAGCAAGAACTCAAAAAAACATCAGTCGCTTAATGTTAATCATTACAGCATCAACGCTCATAATTACATTGGCGATTCTGGCTCAATCTGGGATTGTTAACTTGCATAACTTATGGGGTCATATTAAGGAGTTAGGACCTTTCCGCTTACTATTCAAGTTAATATGATCGCTAGTACATTCATTCCATTGTGTTAAATCCTCCACTTATTCTAATATAAATTTTATCATAAACTGTACAGGCCCCGTTCCCGTAGAAAAATTTGTTCTTACGACGAGGCCTTTGCGAAGTCCCTCAGACTGTTACTGCGCCGCCCCCCAAGAGTTTTGTTTATTATTTGTGCGATTATGTAAGTATCCCTGAAAACGAACTAACAATTTTTAAGAGTCTCGAGCTTTTGGCAGTAAACGGACCAACTAATATTGCTGCTGACGTTTTTGAGGATGCTAAAAGCTGTTTGATTGCCTCCTTAGGTTAAAAAGTCACACTAATCCAATGAGTTATCAGATTACTCTAAGGCCGCTTCCAGCGGCTTTTTTTTCAACAATTGATTTTCCTGTTAGCATTTCGTGCGGTTAAATCGTTGATCAAATCTATCTTGCGGTGTACTGTATAAACATACAGTTAAAGCAGCGGAGGCATTTATGAAAGTTGAATTAACCATTGATCGTACTAAAGAACTTCCTAAGGGCGCGGTCCCGGCGCTGGAAAAAGAATTATTAAAACGACTCCAGAATCAGTTCGATGAATGCAGTCTGGTTATACGCCGCGCAGGTTCAGATGGTTTAAGTGTTTACTGTGGCGAAAAGGAAGCTAAGAAGAAGGTTGAGGAAATCCTCCAGCAGACCTGGGAAAGTGCAGACGACTGGTTTTATTGAGACAGCATGCAATAACTTTCCAGTGTGGAGGGGGGATTGGTGAAACAAAAAGAAGAATTACCGAGCAAGGGTTACGCGGTCATCAGATGTCACGATGGGGTTATCGTTGCAAGACTGCACTCATTTCCCGAGAGTGAGCGAGCGCTCATGTACAGACGTGGTGATGAAGTATCCTTCATGCCGTTACAGGATGATGAGATGGTTGGAACACCGACACTCTTTACGCAGATGCTTGAGCGGGCTGGTTATCGCGTTTCCAAGAATTCTGTTACACTCCCGTCATAGGCCTGAACACCCTATACCTGCTGCGCCACTGGAGAGATACCATGGCGCAAACACCAAACCAGAATAAATCCTTACTGACCCCTCAAAGGGCCAGCGATTTTCTGTTGATGTCACTCCTGCAG